AAGAACGGTTTAGAGAAGGCAAACTGGAAGTACTGGACGCAATGCCACCTCTATATGAATTACTCAAATGGTCTTAAGTGGTGCCTTTTCATGGCTATCAACGCAGACACACAAGAACTCTACATTGAGCTGTTTGAACTCGACTCAGAGATAGCCGAGCAAGCGGTTGAAAAAGGCCTGAGAATTCTTGAGCGTTGGGACATGCCACCTCCAAAGATTGCCCAGAACGAAGCCTTTTGGGTTTGCAAGTCTATGTGTAGCCACAAGAAGGTCTGCCATCGTGGTGCGCCTTACGCTGAAAATTGCCGAACCTGCAAATTTATGAAGCCGGATTTTAACGGTGAGCCCACGTGGGAATGCCAAAAACATGGAGTCGAATTAAACCACGAGGGACAGGTTGAAGGCTGCGAATCGTGGACACCAATAACCGGAAGACTTGACGTCATCCAATAGAGAATAAAAATATGACTGACTTAACCGTGGTTGAATGCAACCAACTGAATAAATGTGAAGAGATTATTGAAGAGGGATTGCAGACGTTTGTAGACGTTGGGCGTGCTCTTCAGATCGTTCGTGAGGGTAAACTGTATCGCACGAAGTTTTCTACGTTTGAAGATTACTGCCAGCACCGTTGGCAATTCACCAAGCAGCACGCAAACCGTCTGATCAAAGCATCTGAGACTGTGGCCATTCTTGATGAGAATCCTGGCGTGGAAACTTTGCCATCGAAAGAACGGCAGGTACGCCCACTAAATAAGCTCCACAAAGACGACCGAGCTGATGCATGGAACCAAGCGCTTGAAGAGACGGACGGTAAGCCCACCGAGAAGGACGTACAGTCGGTCGTAGACCGCCGAAAGCCAACGATAGGGATGGATGGTCCCGCCGACTGGTATACGCCGTCTAAGTACGCTGAGATGGCTCGTGAGGTCATGGGCCAAATCGACTTGGATCCGGCTTCTTGTGCATCAGCCAATAACGTCATCGGCGCTACTACCTACTACTCAATTGCCGAAGGGCGTGATGGCCTGCGTGAACCTTGGATGGGCAAGATCTTTTTAAACCCACCCTACGGGCGCAAAGTGATTCAAGAGTGGATCGACAAGGCTTATGACGAGTGGGCTTCAGGAAGCTGTGAAGAGATTATTATTTGCGTCAACAACGCAACGGACACGGGTTGGTTTGCAAAGCTTTGGGAGTTCAGCCTGTGTTTTGTCAGAGGTCGCATAAAGTTTTACGGACCTCACAATAAAACCGACAGCCCAGCTCACGGCACCGTCTTTGCCTATCTTGGGGAGAAGAATGAAAAATTTGCTGAAGTGTTCAAATCAATCGGAGCCGTCATCGAGTGGGACAGCCCAAACGAAGAGGAAAGCCTGTCGCTCGACAGAAAGCTGCACTACCAAGAATGATTGTGACAAGTGCATTTTCAGGAATCGGCGGAATCGATCTCGGCTTAAGTGCGGCGATACCGGAAGCGGAGATTCGTTATCAGGTGGAGATCGATCCGTACTGCCGAAAGGTACTCGAAAAACATTGGCCGAAAGCGACCAGGTACAATGACATCCAAACAGTTAAGCCTGCTGACATCGAAGGAACAACCTGCATCATCGCAGGAGTCCCTTGCCAAGACACCTCAGTTGCGTCACCCACGGGTTCCGGCCTGGAAGGGGCGCGTTCCGGTCTTTGGCGGGAAATCAAAAGGCTCATTCGCACAGTTCCTACCGTGCAATCGCTCATCGTGGAAAACGTTCCAGGCCTGCTTAGTCGAGGGCTGGGAACCATTCTTGGAGACATTCACGAAAGCGGGTTTTCTTACGCAGAATGGGATTGTCTCAGCTCGGCAGCCATCGGGGCTTGCCACAGACGTGATCGAATCTGGATTATCGCAACCCGCGATACTCCCAAAGGGTACGACCAGAGTGATTGGGACAGACAGTGCAGGGATGCTGCCCACCCCATGTCACAGGGACTTTCGCAGCGGGAAGGGCTGGGTAGACCATGGGCGTTCTCCGCTATTGCCAGAGGCACTGGGTGGGACACTGAACCCAGCGTTTGTGCGTTGGATGATGGGCTACCCGGAAGATTGGTTAATCGACGAGCCGCTATAAAGGCGCTCGGAAACAGCGTGCAGCCACAGGTTGCATATTTCGTGGGTCTAAGACTCAAATATTTAATGAAGGAAGCAAGTGATGTCTAAGAAAGAATTTAGAGAAAAAGAAATACCATTTCATGAGCCCGAGTCTAACTCTACGCTCGCATTGTTTACTGTTACAGCTTTGCTGGTGCTGTCTATGACAGGTGCCGTTATCATTGAGCACCCTGAGTTGGTTCGCACTACACCGATTCTCGAAAAGGTTGCAAAGTTCAAAGAGAAAGAAAAATCTCGGCGCCACATAGATAACTTAGCTCTTGTCGATCACTGGACCGCTAGTGGCAAAACAAGAATCTATGTCGACAAAAAAGGCAACCACGTACCATTTGATGCAATTGAACGTGACCCTCCAAAAGAAAAACTGGAGATATCCGAAGAAGACCGTTCAATGCTTTCAAGCTTGCTTGGGGGTCTATGATGTTTTCATGGTTTACAGACAGTGCGGAAAAGAAGGCACGCAAAAGTGATTTAGAGGACGTTAAGGAAGTTATGACCTCTATCCGAAACCTTACCAGAAATGTTGCTATAAAGGCTGGTGAGTCAAGCCAACGTGTTCTCATTGAGAAGTCAGCAACTGATAAAGAGATTGCAGTTATCTTTGCAGACGTTATTGATAATTTGCAGGGATGTCACCGTGCCTTGTCTCGTGTTGAACATCAAATTGAATCAGAGTTAGAGAGCATTGGTAAATTTTCTCGCTGGCGTCAGCGCTCAAGCGAACAAAGAAGAATAGCTTAACCTTTAGCCCCGGCTCGCAATGATGTGATTTAGTATCAAAGACCTCAAACAGCTAAGATATAAAAACACCTAGAGCCGGGGCATTTTGGGAATATAAAATGAAAGATCTTGATAAAGAAACCGATACCAAAGCGCAGCCAATTCGAATAACATCTTGGCATGGACGAACGCTCACATCGGATAATGAACGCTATTCAAAATCACGGCGAGCGGCTGCGAAAACCGGCTGCGTCCAAACGCAAATCGAAAAAAAAGAAATCAAAATGGGTAAGCGAGGAAAGCGAACAGTTACGGTTAGTCACCGTGCTCCGAAAGCTTAACCTTTGTTTTATGCATGCCCCATTGGGTGGCGGTAGAAATATTGTTGCTGCTGCAAGAATGAAGCGAATGGGTGCAAAAAAAGGCCATCCTGATCTTGTCGTTTACAATACTCCACCTAATGCCCGAAACAAAAAAGGGCTGGCGATTGAGCTTAAGCGTGCAAAGCCTGCACCTAGTAGTGTAAGCAAAGAGCAACGAGAATGGTTAGAACAACTTAACGAACAAGGCTGGGAGTGTCGTATTTGTTACGGTGCAGACGAGGCTATAGAATTTTTAAACGAAATGGGATGGAGCCTTAGCAATGGCTGATTACGCGAAAATAACACTCGATGCTGTGCTATCTGAAAACAGTGATTACAGTAACCCAAGAAGTAAATTGCAAACGACACACACACTCACGCCTAGCGCTCACGTCCATCAAAAAATTAACGTGCTGACGACGGGCAGTACCCTGCTGGATTTTATCCCGTATAATTTTGCATCTGTTGATATGATTATTATTCACAACACAGACACTGCAAATTACGTGACTGCAAAATGGTTAGCGTTGGTTCACAACACCGCTAGCATCACTAATCCAGGAAGCACTGGTTTTACGTTTGACGGTGGTGCAGGAACCATCACAGACAACACAAGTGGTTCTAAGTTCAGTCAGGTTGCAATTGGTGACTACGTTCATAACAACAACGCGACGCATGATAATAACAGGTCTAAAACAATGTTGGTTAAAGATGTGCCGAGCGCACACCAAATCACGGTAGTGACTTCTTTGACCAATAGCACCAACGATACGGCTGTAAGTTTTACGATTGTTCGTGAAAACCACCAACGTATTCCGCCCGGTGGTATTCTGACAATTCCAGGGAACATTTTAACCGATACTGTCACTGCCGCTGGCAATGAAATGCAGTTGATTGCTGACACGAAAACGGCAGCATGCAATCTTGTGTTCTTAGGTACCTAGAACTGCCACTCTTCTAGCAGCGTGTAGGTGAAGCGGTCAAAACCGGTTACCTCGATGCTCTTATCAATCAGGCCCATAAAGAAGTTAAAATCGTTAGCGCGTCTGACTACAGTACAACCGGCAGAATACGCACCAATTTCGTTCATGACTTTAGTCGGGTGGGCTTTGTGAATGTTGATCCCAAATAGGCCTGCCTCGCTTGGTGAGCCCCAAGTGTCCATGTGCTGGTCCCTGTTAGCATCTCTCCAGACAACCACGGGCCTGCATTGCACCAACGATGGGTAACGTCCTTTGTGAAGGCCTTTCTCAAACGCACCCCGGTATTGCCCTGGGTAGAGGATTGCAGTGCCCTTAACGTTAAGCACACGCTTATTCAGATAAAACAATCCAGGGTCCACAGTGCATTCAAAGTAATGGCTATTCCAAAGAGCACCCCGCTTATAAAAAACGGCCAGGTGGTCATCCCATTTCCCCGGTTTGCCATTTCTTTTCCTCACTCCAACGATGTTTAAGTTGTAGTCACCACGCTCAAAGACTGTGTAGCCCTTGCTCTTCATGTGTTGCAGGGTAGGGGGTAACATCAGAACCTCATCTTGAAACCGGCCATAGCTTGCCAGTCTTGGGTGCTGGCGAATTCACCGGATGCAAAAGCAACAACGTCATCTGCTACGTTGAAAGCAAGATTGCCAACACCCCTGGTAACATCGTTACGACGAGCAGCACCAAGAGACAGATTGAGCGTGTTTTTTTGAATCGCCGATGCTTTTGCGAGTTGGCTTGTGACGGCACCGGCTATTCCTTTTTTGCGATTTCTCGGGCCGCTTGAACCTGGGCAGCTCCGATAGCTTCTCGGCCCTTCACCAAACTGCGGCCCATAGTGTAAGATCCACCACAGCAAGCGGCCAACAGTCCTCCCACTATGGTTGTCCATTGGCTGTCGCCGAACACACCAGAGGCTAATAAAATTCCACCGCACACACCGATTAAAGTGATGACCATCTCCGACGTTTTGATTCCAGGCTTCATTTATTCATTTCCCTTCGCACTTCATCTCTGGCCTCGCTGCGAGCAATATACACACGGACCTGTTCCCTAAATTCACACACATCTCGATGTAAGACTTTAAGCTTATCGCGCATCTCCGACACGTCTTCAGTCAGTTCTTGAAGTTTGTGTTCACAAAGGCGCAGGCGGTCGTATGCCGTCCCGCCATTGCTTTTTGCTTTGTGTTGTTTGACTGCTTGGATAAGTGCGTAGATTGCACCGATTAGTCCGGCGGTGCCGCCACTCTGAATCAGTGCATCTTCCATCTTATCCCGCCAGTTCTGCCGCTGACGGTGGCGCTTCCGGCAACTCTGGGGCTGGAACTACTTCAGGTTCAGGAGCAATCTCAACTTCAAATGCTCCATCGTGCCCAAGCGCATCAGGCAAAGCTGCGACTGCCTGTGCAACTATTGCATCAGTGTCAATCAAGTTTGAGTGAGTTTCCACCACCGATTCATAGCCCGGAATATCGGTTATCAAGTCAACCTTGATGTCCGTTGTCACGGGTTGCCCAGCGCCAACAAATAACTTTTGAATTTGAATTGTTACACTGCGAACTGTTTTCTTCATTTTAATTTCCCTGCTCTTCAAGAGCTTTTATTTTCAAGCTTAAAATCTCATTTTGAGCCGTAAGCTGTTGCACTGATTTGATCAACGGTCCAATAAACTGAGTGTACCGAAGCGCCATCTTATCAGTTCCATCAACTACGTTTCCATCAACAAATCCGCCAAAGTCAGCGGCATCAATTCCCGCTGCATCAAGCGACGCTTTAACTTCTTGAGCAAGCAAGCCCTGGTGTTTTCGGCTGTGAGTCTTGCCCGGATGGACAAGAACTTCTTTTTCCTTGGTGACAATTTGCACTGTTTCGTTGCCGTTTTCATCGGTAACAATTTCTTCTGTCTCATAAGTAACTGTTTCTGTTTTACGCTCAATGTCTTTAAATTTGTATGACACCGGTCGAAGTGAATTGATAAAATCCAGGCCCATTACGGTATCAGTAATGTCTTCTTTTAACCGTTCATCAGAAACTTCAGTGACCGATACACAGTGGACCGCGTCAAACTCATAAGACGTAGTACCTAAGTCACAGGTACGGTCACTATGCGAATCGATGCTTGTGACTGACGCACTTCCCAAAACGACGGTGTTTGCGCCGTGTGCCGCTGAGTTGGCCCCTATCACCGTCTGATTGTCTGCTGTATTGTTTCCGCCCGTGGCTGCATCGGCACCGATGAAAGTGCAGGACTGGCCGCTTGTTAGCGCTTGTCCGGACCTGAATCCCACGCCGGTGTTAGATACATTTGTGCTCGCTGTGAGTGCCTGATACCCGACGGCCACCGAATTTCCCGCTGCACCAGACTCGTCCAAACTGAAGGCTCCTACGGCCACGTTATTGTCACCAGTGCAGGCCCCGTGAGCGCTTCGGCCTACAGCCACGCTTTGGTCTGGTCCGTTCAAGTTCATAGAGGCGTAACCAACAGCCACATTACTGTATCCGGTTACTGCTTCACCCGCATAAGCTCCGACATAAGTTCCGGTATTGCCTGCGGTGTACCCGGCCTTTCGGCCAATCGCGGTTGTGAGGTTAGCCGTAGCTTGGCATGCGCCCATTGCGATTTCGCCTACTGCTGTATTTTGGTGACCAGTGGTGCAATTTATTGCTGCATCACGGCCGATGAGAACGTGCCCATATCCCGATGATGTGTTAAGAGCCGCACCTGTGCCGGTATCCCCAATCAGAATATTGCCGTTACTGTTAGCACAACGGATTTTGTTACCAACCACCAGTTCACCACCGGCTGATTTGAGGCTAACATCATCAAGGGTAAACGTGTTTCCGCTTGTCGTAGAAGTCGCACTGATTACAAAGTCACCAGGACTAGCTTTAGACAAAAACGCTGTCTTGTAAGTTCCGTTCGCCGTAACTGTAAGCGATACAGCTTCATGAGCTATGCCTGTGGTGATAGTAGCAGCCATCGGATTATCTGAATCATTAGTAACGGCTGAAACTGTGTAGGTGAAAATATAGTACCTGTCACCGAGAACAGTCCAGGCTAGGTCTGCTGCTACCTGGGTTAATGTTCCTGCACCACTTGAATGGGTGTAAGTGGCATCCCCGCCTGCATCACTAAAGTCACCTGTTACGTCCCACTCTGCGTGAGAAGAGAAATCAGTTTCATCTAAATGCTCTTTGCCGCAAGCAGTGTTATCGTCAATGATAACAACTTGGTCCAAGCTGGCATCAACGTGCAACATTTTAGTTGAGTTGCTAGACGACATAGTGAAGTCACAATCATGCTTGTTTACGTTAAGCGAGACTTCACCATTAGAACCGTCGCGAGCATTTAGAACGTGCTGGGTTTGGTTTGCAGTTCCAGCCTTATTCGCCCCGTAAACGCGCACACAACCCGCTTCGTTGTCGTAGGTTTCAAGCCGCCCACCCAAAGTACCGGTTGAGTTCATCCATGCAACAACATCACTATGCGTAGTCGCGCCCTTGACCTCTAACATGTAACCGGGACTGTTAGTGTTTATCCCCACTTTGCCATTGCTTCTGATTCGCATACGCTCTGTTGGAACCCGGTCGTCAGTACCGTCATTCGTGTAAAACGCCATATAGCCTGCTTGGTCTTCGGCTGAACCTTCATGCTTTACACGGAGAGCACCCATCATTGGATAGGTATCATTGTTGGGGTTGCCATCGCTTCCAAGATCAACTCGGCCAAAGAAAGCGATTCCTGTAGAGCGAGCATCAGCGGCGTTTGTTGACGTCGTATTCATGCAGTAAATTGAGTCTGACGCTCTGTGGTCGAAAATCGCACCCGCTGCACCATTAGGCGTTGCGGTCAAAGCACTACTCATCGTGCTGGTGTTGCTATTGTAGGCATACATAATGGGAGTGGATAAACCGCCACCAATTACACACCTAAAGTTTGGTTCCGTGTCACCTAGGCCGACATTGCCATTTCGGCGGATAACCATGCGGTTTGACAATGTTGATTCGTCATCTCCTGTCGTCGCAAACCGGATTGAACCCGGCATATCTTCATGGCCAGGAGAGCCATCTACCTGTGCAAAAATTGACGCAGCAACGGTTTTATTGTCTGCCGTTGTACCGGAAGAAGCATCGGCCCCATACCAATCGATTCGGCCCAGTATATCATTATCCTCAATAATCTTAGCGTTGCCATCTGTGGCGTTTCGGGATTTAGTAAATACTAGGCTTTTGGCCGCAGTATCGTCTGAATTAGTAACAACTCCAAGGTCACCGTCTTGAACGTGAAACTTATGCTCAGGGGTTGATGCACCGACCGCTGTATTACCAGAAGCATCAATATGCACACGCTGTGTGCCAGCCGTATACAGTCCCATCTTACTGCCAGCATTCCGTGGACCTACCTCCATTTTCTGTTCAGAGACAATATAGCGGAGGTTACCTTCTCGGTCTTCGCCATTGCCACCCATGTTGATTTCGGCAATCGCGCTGCTGCTGTCTTTTGTTAAAATTTGAATTGAACAGTTTGCATCATTTTCAAAGATAGCAACCGTGTCGGCATTGAATGCAGGGCGAGTGGTGCTGATTGCTGTGCCCTGAACGTGCAGTAAGGCATCAGGTGACGCCACAGCAACACCAACTTTCGCACCATCCTTGCCTAGCACGACGGTCGGATTTGTGTCATCCGTGCTGATGCTTACGTAATCCTTTCCATCCGTCGATTCCAACTCAAATGATCCAACTTTTGCATCGGCAATTTTTGAGCCTGATGCGCTTACTATTTGTCGTCGTGTGCGAAAACCAGCCATTAGATTGCTCCTAATCTACAGGTTACGTCCATCTTATCACCGGACGCGCCACCTGTGAGTGCTTTAATGCGAATGTGGCTATAGTTGATGGGGATATCCAAAACGAAGACACCAGTTGCCGTCATAGCTTTGCTATAGCTGGCATCAGATAGAACGGATGCAGCAGCACCATCTTCAATCTGCAAGCGTGCCCACGTTGTGCCGTCGTCAATTGAGACTTCAAAGTAAAAAGTCAGAGCAATGTTTCCAGCGCGTGTATGATAGTCAAAGACAAAAGTCGCTTGGTTCATGCCCGAACACGTAATTGTGTTTGAGTTGTTTGAAGCGTCTAAAAGAACGTCGTCAAGGCCCACTTCTGCGGCAGTGAGTGTCTTGTGATGATTAATGCCAGCCATTTTATGTGTACCTCATTTGGTTTGGAGTCATGTGTGATTGTGGCACCTTCTTAAGCGCCGCTGATTGTGGGTTTGGTTGAGCAGGTTGACCTGCAACAAAAGACTTGGCCACCGTAGTCATAAATTGTGGTGCCATAGTCGGGTCGTTCTGAGTGCCAATAATTGTAGTCCACGCTAGCGAGATTTCTCGTGGAATACGTTTCTTAATGTCTTTTCTAGCTTCGTAATAATCGGCAACAATCTCTTCAAAAATTTCAGGGTAGCATGTTTGGAACGCTTCAACTTCCCCAGGTGTAATGGAGTAGGAGGCAAGCCCATTAGTCAATGCGCTCTTCCAATTTGTTGCCATAGCGACGTGCCGTTCAAACTTAAAAAGCTCTGAATCAGGTGGCTCGTAGGGCTGCGGGTTAATTGCTGTTAGAGCTGAAGCTGGACCCCGTGGAACAACCGACTGCACGTAGTCTAGTATGGTCGAAATTTTAATCTGCAAAGCTTGAGCAGTCTCAGGCATGTCATCGGCAAAACCCTTAACAGCGTGGTCTAGTAACTCAGCTTTCATCGACGGATTAGCCTGAATTGCATCCAAGCGTGAAGTCGCCGCTTCAAAATCAGATTTGTCTTCGTTGCCAAGCAGGGGGTCTAGTCGACCTTTACCGGCGACAACTGCAAGGATTTTCTGCAACGGGTTTACAAGGTTTTTGTCAGCGACCTTTTTGAGTTTGCCTTCGAGGGACTGTTTGACGATTTTTTTACGGTCACTTACTGCGCGTTGTAGAATGTCGTAGGTTCTAAGGCGTCTTATGTATTGCTCCTCAGGGTTTGCTGCCATGATCAAAGCTTTAAGGGCTCCGGTGGTACCGATAGATGATGCTGCGGCCCCTTGCCAACCTGCTGCCTGGAATGCCAACAGACCAGGTATAGATGTTGTGCCGTGGGTTCGCATGTCGCCAAGGGTGCCTTTGATGGCGTCTGGCATTTGAGGAATGTAGTTTTTTGGAATTGGGACGTCAGTGGCTTCTTTGGCTTTGGCCGCAATCTCAGTTTCGCGCTCAAGAGACGCCGCAGTCGTTTCGGCTTCCAAATCTTTTTTAGTTCGAGTAGCTCGTTTTTTGCCCTCTTCAAAAGCAGTTTTTGCTGCTTCAAGCTCTGCTCGTTTTGAGGCAAATGCTGCGTCACTTAAGTCTTCATATATTTGTGCGGCGACACGTTGTTGTCCCTTCTCTACAAGATCACCTTTCAATGCACGTTTCTGGGCATCCATTTCGGCAAGTTCTTTTTCTAACTTATCAACTCGTTGCCGAAGTTCGGGGTTAATGTAATCCCCCCGCATCTGAGCCCTGTCCATCATCAGTTCGTTGAATGGACCTTCTTCACCGGCAGCGCGAGCACGCCCCATGACATCGTTGAAGTCTAGGCTTCGTGTGCCTCGCACTTCGTTAAGCAAATGCTTTAAATTACCAAGTGTATCTGCATTCTCGTTAAGATCCTCCAAACGCTTTCGAGATGCTGTCAGCTTGTCGACCGTGTCTTGTTTAATCAACCCTAAGCCTTGCGAGTGTCTCGTGAATTGGTTGACAGCATTGAAAAATCGATTCTGCACGCCTCGAAGATTTTCCAAATCAGCATGGCCTCTTGTCTCATTTCTTTTTAAGGATTTCCAAACAAGGCTTTGTGCCTTAGCGGCATCGACAACGTTTTTGCCGCCTTTAGCTTTGGTCGAACCAAATGTTGCGCTGTAGTGCTGGCGACTTTCCATCATCTCTTTCCAGGCAGCATTAAGAGCAGTTAAGCGCTCACCCGCTTTGCCAAAAGACTTATGAGATTGTAAGTCACGAATTTCTTGCCAGACATCTTTGAGCAATCCGCGTTGGTTAAAATCCAACTGATTCATCGAAGCCTTGTCAAAAATTACAGCACTTAAGTCTTTGCGAAGATTGTCTAACTCTTCAAACAAAGCTTTTTTAAGGTCTACGTCCAGCTCCTGTGTGACCTGTGCGTGAGAGCGTGATTCTTTTGATAGAAGCTCCTGAAGTTTTCTACGTTCAACAGCTTGAGTGACAGTGTTGGGGTAGGTTGCGTCAATTATGTATTCGCTGGAAAAATCAGCTTTTTTAGCTGCCGCAGTTTTGGGCTTCGTTTCAATTTTATAAATGTCTTCAAAACGTTTGACGATGCGCTCTTCTACCGCATCTATTTGACCCAGAATTTTATCAATTTCGTTTTCCGAGTCATACAACCGATCGCCACGTTTTGACTCGATAGTTTTACGCAGCTCATCAAGCCGCATATGCATTGTTTCAATGACGTCGTGTGCATAGTTGCCTGATTCTGAACCGGGCACCATCAAATTGGCCAGTGCATCAATTTTTGTTGAGCCCTGCGTTGCTCGTTGAATTTCTTCAGTCAAATCTAGGTGACGCTGTGTCGCTCCCACAATTGCGTTAGGATCATCGATGTTTACGAGTCGGCCTACCTCATCATCAAAGTTAGCGCCCATCTCTGCTGCGGAATCATCAAATTGCTTTTTTGCAATGCCTTGCTGTTCGGCGATTAACTTTCGACCCTCATCAATATTAAAGCGATGAGATTCCATTTGTTGGAGCGTAGCGTCTATTTGACTTTGTAAGTCGAGCTTTGCTTTTTCCGCTAAATTGTTAGCGCGTCTGGTGGCTTCTGCTGGGTCAATTTTTTTCAGTTGCTCTATGAGCTGCTGTTCCGCACGGTCAAATTGCTCAACAATGGTCTGCGCTCTAAACAGGTCTTCTTTAGCAGCAACGGTAAGAGATGCGTGGTCGTTTACCAACTTACGGTGCGCTTGGTCAAAGTCGAGCATCATCGTCTGATAGTCGACAATCTCTTCATCGATATCTGTTCGGTGCTTCGTGCCCTCAGGCGTCATTCCCAGCTCTTTAATTCGCTTATCAATGTCGCCGTCTTGTTGTTTCACTAGTCGCTCGGCGAGAAGCCTATGCCCTTTAGAAGGATTTTTAATATCACCGTAACGCGCCGCGTAAAGCTTCATCACGCCTTCGGACATTTTGTCTTTTGAGTGCCCAAATGCGTGCCACATCCCACCAAGAGCACCACCGGCAACACCACCGAACATGGTACCTATAGTTACCTCGCCGAGAATCGTCCCAGCGGACTTCTGAGGGCTTCCCGTGACGTGGTTGACAGTCGCCTCTGTGATTTGCTCTCCAACCTGCCAGAGGGCAGCGTCGACGGCTCCTTCGGCGGTTAGCTGGCCAACTCTGGCAGCTCGCATTCGGCCCGTAGTGCTAACACCCTTGAGAAGGATATTCTCACCAACTCGGCGCCCCAAATCCCGAGCAGCTCCACCGCCTGCCACCTGGCCGTATGCTCCGACAATTTTTTGGCCGACAGATGTTTTTGCTTTTACTGGTATTGAAAGTAAATTGGGTTTTGCGTAACCACTGGTTCTCACGGCAGCGGTCGTGGCCCTTCCAGCCACACCAGCTCTTACTGCCGTACCTGTAGCAGCCGCTGCTGGTCCGATACCGGCTGTGGCCATAGAAAGACCCAAGAAACCTAAAACTTCAGAACCGTAGTAGGGAATAGGGTGGTGTTCTTTGAGAGCTTCCAGTGCGTATGGACTCAAGGCACCTGAGCCGACTAGAGCAGCATTCGACAAACTTAGACTGGCACCTGAACCAAGACCAAGACTTGCGGCTAAAGCTGCGTTTTCAAAACCAGTGCTGTATTGTTTATCAGCTTTGGCTTTCTCCCACGCTGCGTGAGATGCATGGCGCAATCCAATCTCAAAAGCCAAGCGCGATTTATCACTCGGAATTTCAACAATTTTACCGGAAGGAAATACAACTGGAATCAATGAGTTTGGTTCCATTGCCCATTGGTCGGACAATATGTACTCGTGAACCTGTTCGTTAGGAACTTCTTTAGGGTCACCAGTTTTTGCGTCGTATATCTTTGCCATTTTTAGTTTGCCGGGTTCTCAGGATTTATGCCTAGTTTCTCGTAGACTGCCGCGTCTAGTGCTTCTTCTTTCTTCTTCTTTTTCGCTTTTGCTTCTGATCGTGTGCCAACATTTGGCATCTTAGGTGCGGTGTAATCTGGTCCCATCATTTTTAGAAAGTTTTCTTGGTCCCGATTGCTTAAGATAAAATATACAGCATCAATCTGATGCTTCATGTTGCCTTTAACTTTATCGAGTCGGTCAAGTTGACCTTCAAGTGTCCCACGAGTCCCAGGAAGTTTAAGTTCTTCTAATTCTCGTTCTTCAGCTCTTGCCGTCGCACCAGATTTAATCTGAACTAATTGTTGTCCCAATTCTAAAACCTTCTTTTGAATTTTATCAACGGTGGTATCCCACGGAACCATAGCGTTAACGTTGCCGCCCATCCAACCAGTCGCAAAGAAACTTTCCATACCCTCACTTGAATCTTCAAGTTGTGCGTAAAGGCCTTCAATTTCCTCAATCAACAACATGGCTGTTACACCACTCATCATTTTTATTTTAGTTTGCTCACCAGCATCCTGAAAACCACTACCTTCTTCTCCTGCCTTTGCTAGCTTTCTAGCATTAAGAGCAGCGAGGGCTTCTGAACGTCGGTTGTTCTCTGACCAAACTTTCATACCGGCGTTAAAGAGATTTGTGCTTATCTCCATATTTGTTTTAGCTTGGCGTTGCATTGCCTCGCCCTTGATGGCCTCAAGATTAGCCGTATCAATCATGCCTTGATATTTGGACTCAACCATTTCGATCTGCTGAATAAATGCGGTGTTCATCTGCTCACGCATAAGAGATTCGACAACTCGTTCGTCGCGATAAGTATCCATCAATCGCGTGTATGCGTTCACTTTTTGTTGTACGCCAAACTTAAGGTTATTCAGCTGTTCGCGTTGCGCGGCGATATCTCGTGACACGGCACGGTCAATGATTTGAAATGCAGTGTTGGGACCACCCGTAAGTGAAGCCCCAAATTGACCAAGTGCTACCGCAATAGCAGAACCGAAGGCGTTGTAAGATTCTTTGTAGAAACGCCGTGGGTCAATCTCAAAGTTTGTAACCATCTTGTTTGCAGTGTCGATGGCTTTGCGTGACTCGTTTGCGGCTAATGCTCGAACCCGTTCAGCAGCAGCAGTAGCTTCAACTTGATTGGCTGTATTTCGCGCCCGGACCTCTTGCACAGCGGCAACAGCTTTGTTTTTGTCTGCTTCAAATGTTTGAGCAGCGAACTGTCCTTTGGTTTGTTCGCCAATTCCTTTTTGTAGGTTTTGCTGCTCTTTGCCCATGTCACTAAAATAGCTACGGGCAAATTTCGGCATATCTCCTGTTATCGCGCCAGCCATAACGCTTTCAGCTCTAGGAAGCTGAAGCCCCTTGGGAACCTCCGGCATTTCCGTTACTGGTAACGTTGTTTGGCCGATTGGATCCATACTTTGCTGTTGCTTCATTGTGCCGGTACGTTCACCGATAATTGCTACAGCTTCTTTTTGCGTTGGGTTTAATTGGTTAAGATATGCAGCGTCATCCATGCGTGTTAAATCAACACCCAGAGATTGTAACGCCGAGTTTGGAGTAATATTCGGTGACTTTGAATAGTCTCGTAACACCGAAAGAACGTCTGTTTCTTCTTCCTCCATTACTTCTTACTCCGCTTTTTCTTTTTAGGCTTTGTAGATTCAAGCTCACCAATACGTTCGTGCAATAGTTTTAAACTTCCGAGAATCGGGTTTAGAGCAGCGTTGGGGTCGAGTTGCTTTATACCGTCGACTTCGTGAACAAATTGGCGACCAACTTTTGAACGTTCAGCACTCTGCGCCATAATCCCGGTTTCATTCCGAACAAGGCCATACATATGTTTTGCGTAAGTTGCCGACTCCAGGTTGTCTAAAAAGTCCATCAAATCTACACGACCAGCTTCTGGGTCAATGCTTGTTTTGATTCGTTGATCTGACCTAAGAATTACTGCACCTGCAATTGTTCCAAGAGCACTAAGGAAACTACCAAACAAACCAGCGCGTGCTTGCTTTGCTGCTAATTCAGCTTGTTGAACCATTTGTTTGTAGCCCAGGGAGATGCCTCTTTTTTCTGCTTCTTTGGAGGCAATCAAACCAAGTTTCTCTTGTCCTGCGGCAGCCATGACATCTTTTTTAATTCCTGCTGCGGCAGTTCTTGTGATGTTGCCAATCATCCCTGTTTGCTGGGCCGCTTCACTAAACGCAGCCCCTGGAGCTACACCTCTACGTGATTTGCCTACGGCTTGCGTTGCAGTGCCAAGCATTGCGCCCATGCGCTTTGTTTCTTTTTCTGCTGCTGACTCAATTCTGCCTGACTCTAGCCCTGACAATTCAGCCAATATTTCCTTGCTGGCATCGTCCCAAACATAATCAGGGTCCAACTCTTCTGCTCCAATCCAGCGTCTGCCGCCTTCACCGTAGATATAATCATCTTGAGCGTATTCACCTGGTTCCAGTTTGTGAAGCTTTCCATCCGAGCTTCTTGCGTACCAGAAACCGCCTTCATCAGTATAAGCACCCTTAGGTTTATCTCCCAGTGGCTGTGGCTCTTGCTGCTGATTTGGGTCGCGTGTTTCTTCCATTAATCTATTCCCCTAAATCCTGGCGAACGAAGTTCACGTAAAGCAATCCGAACGGCATCCTCTTCATCTGTTGGTGTCCAACTTCCAAATAAAGGTTTTTCAGGTTGTTTTGGTAGAGTACCTAGTTCTGCTAAAGGCGTATCGATATCGGTTTGGTCGTCAAATGGTTCATATGGGTTTTCCATCTTTTCCATCTCAAGCATAGGCTGCGATACGTCTGGTGAATCAATTGAATCATCCCAGGGTTGAGAATAAGCAGGACCACTATGCCCCATATCCATTGCATCTAAATCATCGTATTCGCCGAGCTTCTGCTTCGTCGTTAGTTCAGCCGCTTTGGGTTTTGAACTAAACAGACCCGCCTCAATGCCCTGTGCAATAAAAGAACCTGCCGCCGACATTGCCGCGCCGACATATTGCATTGTCAGCTTTTTCATAAACGCTTTACGGTCTTCCGCCAGTGCGGTTAAACCAAACTCTTCTTGGCGACGTGCTCGGCCAACTGTCTCCACAACTGCTGTTTTGGTTTTTCGTGTTTTCTCTTCTTCGGCCATTTTTTCGCGAGCACGAGCAACGATTAACTGTCGTGTCATTTGCTTTAGGGCATCCAGCGAGATACCCATTCGTTTAGCCATCGGAGCACCTAATTTATCGATAGCTTCAGAAATCATCATTCCGACTTCTGGGTCTTCAGACATGATACCTTCGTCTAGTCGGTCAAAACCTTGCTGGTAAATAGATAGACCCGTTTTTGCCGTTGCTGCTTTAATGGCCATTAGATTGTATCTCCCTTTGGAAGAGCAAAAGTTGTAGGTCGAAAGCCGACTTCTAATGCAATGCCATCTAATCGAAACATTTCATTCGATATTGTCGATGAGGCGTTAGGAGTAACCGTGTGCTTGATTTTTAAAGCTCGATTCTTCTGACGTTTGACTGGTATTCGGTAGATGTTTTTGTCTGTTAATGTCGACGCGGTTTTTGTTTGGCTATGAGCACTAGATTCGTCGTAGTCCACAGTCATCTCAACCGTTATGTCGTGGTCGCCTTTATAGTCGCCTAGGAATTGAGCTTTGTAGACTCGCTGTGCGCCCTGAAGCTTATTCGTATAGATATAAGGTGTCTCGACGACCGTTGAGTACTTGCTGTATATGTCGCCGGATGCTCCGTATTTTGAATCCCAAAACTTGTCCTCGTTTTCTCGCCAAATGCCACCAACAACTGTTGAGTCAACATCCTCAGATAAGGTGCGACCGTGGTAATACGCATACCTGCTTCGGCCTAAATGAAGTCGACCGGCGTGCATGATTAGTCCACCGGAATTGTACCCAACGTAGGATTTGTCGTACGTGTATTGAGTCCACGAGTTAAACAGGTAGTTGTAGACTAAAACTATTTCATGACCAGCAGCGTCGTTACTGGTGTCGTTTTCGTCGTGCTTGTAACCCAAGGCAAAATACACTTCGTTTTTTGAGTCATCAATTGCGGTACCTAAAGCTCTATAAGTACTCAGGTCTTCAACTGGGGCGCCGATATAATCGATTTGCAGCTCTTTGTTCGCCAAATAGAATCCACGACCTGACTGATAGATAACGCCAGCCGGTGTGTTTGCATGCACTGTGCCCTCTATAGCTGCTCGACTAGCACGCAGCAGCATTGGGTCCGTAAATTTAGAAGTCTCACCGTTAGCGTCAGGGCCTTCACCCGATATCGCATAAAGATTGTTGTTGGTGAACACGAGCAAATGTTGACCTGTCGACTGTATTCCGTAAACCTTTTCGGTTCCGCTCTCTACTTCGCCAAACTGAAATTCAACGTCCGAAAATACCTCAGTAGCGTACAATCGAGCACTTGGTTTAGAAGCGTGTACTCTATTGTCTGTGGTTGCCAGCATTACGCGGTTTTTATGTATCGCGATGTCGGTAACCGAGCCTAAGCTTCCAACGTTCTTCTCGTTATACAAATAAAGAGGTTCGTGAGCTGCTTCAGGGTTATCAGTAGGAAAGATGTCGATGTCCCTATAGGTATCTAAGAATTTAACCTTATCATCGTCCCAGTTGTTTCGCATGCTCCCGATACGATAATAAGTCGACTGGTCCAAAGTCGTTCGATACAATACGACCCTTACATCTTGATAGTAACGCAGGCTATGGTTGCAGGTGTAGACTTCAACAAAGAAATAACCATTATCGCTACCGGCTGTAATTTCTTTAGTTATCGGATCAGATGCTGTTGAGCGGTGTAAATTACCCGCTGAATCAACGTACTCATAAATAGCTTTATATTGATACGTTCCACTTTTAATTCGTCCAACTGCACCGAACGCAGTACCTGTGCCATCTGTTACTTCTGCTATTTGTGGTGCCCGAAAAAAACCATTTTCGTGGCACTGGAAACCATCGTAAGACTTTAAGTAACCACCACCTACCAACAAAGAATTATTATGTTCTACCGAAGGCAACGAGCGGTATGGTTTATGGCTGACGGTCACAATACTGGGTGAAAACGTAGCTGAATCTGAGGTAAGCATTACAGACCATTGATTGCTACCAATTAGCTTTTCGTCATCATAGCGACCAGGTATTACAGCAGCACAGCCATAATACATATGAGACGCTAGCTCGCATTCGGGTTCGTCTGTTGTGCCGCTTTTGCCAGCAGCAGTTGAGCCGGTAAAAGTAGACGTCAAGGTTAACGCGGTGTCACTTGTGATTTCGTCAACAGTGTAGGTGCCCTCGCTGCCAATCGTAATTCTATCACCAACCTGTACCTGAGTCGTAAATGCTGTAGAGCTTCCTTCTGTAATTGCTGTGCTGCCATTTGTTGCCTTAAACGTCCCACTTAAAGCCGTGACTGCGGTTACATCAAGAAAGCTTTTATTTAGCGTGTAGAAGTTTATATACGGATTTACTGCAACGTCGCCCGTAGTTGTTTTAGCGACTGGTACACATCTGTCACGCCGGTAATTTTTTGCGGCAGGGGTGTTTAATAAAAAGTCTCTAAAAATGTAAGTTGCGCCAGCACCGAAGTTTAATTTGCTAGCCGCGTGTGAAGTTCTGCCTAAGGGAGCGACACATTCAGAACCCATAAAATAAATATGACCTTCATAAACCCAGGGGTCACTGTTAAGGCCCGTGTTGTATGCCACCTCATACTGTAGCGCGTTACCACTTGAGATTGTAAATTTGGCAGTACGCAAAGTTGTTTTATTAACTTTGTGAATGCTATCTCGTGTCTCGCTTACATAATAAACGCGAACGTCAGTTGACGGCGACGCACTAGGATCGAGAACTGCTGAACCGTTAAGTAATGGCTCATTGTCGTCACCTTCTATAATCGAACCGGTAAGGGATAAGGATGAACCGCTTGCGTCAATCAATGCTAATCTAGCACGTACAGTGCTTGTGGGAGAATGATAATGATTAAAACCAATCGTGTAGCAGGCAGATGTATTGCTGGCAGCATTTGGTTTATGATGCCGCACAAAAACACCCATTGGATTTGGGTCTTCTTTTGAGTAGTCATGCAATGTCTGAACGGCAGTAGTATTTCCGATGTAATACGGAGAGCGCATTCCTGTGCTTGTTAACGAATCATCGCTAGTGTCGATTTTAGCTTCGGTCAATGAATAAGAATAAGTAGCTACAGCAGCGTCTAGTCTCGAAAAAATAGCAATGCCGTCATCAGCGTCATCTCGCGTAAACGTGCAGGCGTCCCAGCATGCGAAAGAGCCAATGTCTCTAAAGCTAGAGCTTCCACTTGGTTTTTCTGAGGTTGCAACCGGTGTACCACTGCTCAAATCAATATCGATCATTCTGTACTTGAGAGTGTTATTCGCGCCAACGACTTTGTTATAGAAAATCACAAAACGAGTGCCTGAAGCTAACACTCGTGGTTTTGGTGCTAAGTATGCGCGTTCATCCTCATAGTTTGCACCCAAAGTCTGAAACGAGCTGTATGCAATAAGCTGTTTTTTGCCAACTTGAGACATTGTGTCAGCATCGTAAAGTTGTGCATAAACATAATACTGGGAAAAGTTGCTGCCTGCTGTTGTAGCTGTTTGGTAGGTAGCATCAATCTGATACCAAACTGCACAAATCCAATTGCCATTAGATGCGTCGTCAATACGGGCCATCTCTGGCCGAGACTGAATTAAACCACGTTCATCACGAAACACATCGTTTTTCATCGTTACTGCATCGCACACACCCTTATCAGAATAATTATTTGTCGATTCCATCAGACCGTAAAGCTTATGGTCATCGAACATTAATAATTCTTTATCTCGCGTAGCAATTTTTGAAACGTTCGTGAAACTAGTACCGGGTGTTAGATCCTCATCGTATTTTACATTGTTTACTCGATTGTTATTTTGTAGCGGTTCAATACCTGCCCGACGTCGAATCTCACCGGTCTTTTCCATGCGGCCATTTTTAACATCCGCTAAAAAAGGCAAATTGAGAACACGGTCTGACGCTTTTTGGTTCAAACCTTTCTCAAAACTAAGTGATAAAACTTCCTTGTTAAGTGGCATTAAAACACCCACAGACTGATGTTGCCCACCCGTGAACCGGTTAAAAACAAATAAGTCTCAGTGCTTTCAGAGCTTCGATGCACAAGACAATTGCTGTCTACGTCCACAACAATAAAACCTTTCGGTTTGCGCTTAAGGTTATGCGGAATTTGTTTCTCTGTTGTAGAAATTGAAATACCTTCAATAAGTCGGCCATTAATTATAGGCACTCTATCAAGAGCGCGAAACGCAGCTTCGATAGATGACTGCATCATAAAAACCGAAGGGTCTTTAATTTGCACTGGTGAGAATGTGTACCTCGCCATGACTTACCCTATATAAAAAAGGTCGTGATAAAGTTCTGTTCCGCGATTTACATCAACAATGCTCGTAGATTCACCGACATCCCGCTTAGTCGCAGCTTGCGTGATTCGGTTAGCCAACCGTTCAAGATTAGAGACTTCAAATTTAATGTCTGACTCTTCTTTGTTTTTGGCCAACATTACAGCGTAGGTCACCGGGTACTCTTCGTAGCCTGGAATAATCCCAGCTACTTCAGAGGAGATGTCATCCAAGTCGAATTGTGGCGCCGTATGCACGTACCAAAGTTTAATTGTACCTGTCGGCAGATCCTCAGGAATCAGCTTAATTTCGTCGCCAACAATTGCATACTCAACCAAGTCAATTCCCGAAGCTTTAAACACCGGGTTTGAATACTGGTTTCGGTGCTGAAATTGAAAAGGCCTAACTCGTGATGTTGTGCCACCAGAAGCTGGCGTAAAATCAACGCCCATTAACTTATAAAAATCAGTTGGCAATGCATAAGGCGCAGTGCCAGGGATGTCGAACGAATCGTCTGTTAGACCGTAGTTTTCGTGTGACGTTACAAGAATGTCCCACAGCTCACAGAGGCCTCGGTTTAAAAAATCCGTAAGCTCGTCATCTGAAACAAATTCAGAATTCTCGAAGTCGCCACGACGTCGCACTCTAGTAATCATCTCCGATCTAACAATGCTCGCCATATCTACCTCAAAAGAGGGTAGGGGGGCTGCGTCTCCCCCCATCCCAAGCTAGCTATCCAAACCGCCGCCTGCGCTATGAATATCCAACAAATCAATTAACGCTGAACCAAATCGGCGGTAGTCGTCACCCTTTGCTGCGTCAAACGCAGAGCGCATTGCAGCATCAAGTGCGACTTCCCGCTGGTTCGAAACGGAAGGTTCATCCCGCACAGCTTGTAGCTTTTGCAGGATGATTTCCGCGTCCTTTTTCGGATCAACAATCATTAGCTAAAGTCAATCCGTGACTGATTACCCGCATTTTTGCAGATTACATTGCCATAAAAACCGAGCCGGATTTCCATTGCATCTCGGTCAGAAATTCGCAAAAAGCTATTTCCATCTAGGTCAAGAATCTGTGGAGCCATGCCCAAAGATGCCAGTTCCCAATCTGACAATTTCAACAAATAGGCGCTGTTAGCCGGACAGTCTGGGTCTGGAATAACTGATACCGGACCAGTTGGCAGGTGAATAACAATGCTACTGAAACCAAGCTCTAGAGTTTGGCCCATTCCCATGTTAATCCGAACACCAGTGTTAGTCTTGGTGCCACCCCCGTTGCTTGTACCGGCAGTCGTCACTTCCTTCATCAAGGACGTGTAGGTCGCGTAGTCACAGAAAATGTGATCTGGCTTTGAACCTTCACGGCCAAGAACCTCAGAAGCTGAAACAAACGCATGATAAACGTCTGTGGTAGCTCCCGTAAAGCGGTGCCCTGACAAACGAGTATCAACTGAACGGTCTACGCCGAAAAAGCTGTCGCCTGCTGTTGGTGCCGTTGCTGGAATCCAAGCATCCAAGCCAGAAATGCGCTTGTAGTTTGCTTGGGAATCCGCCAAATCACCATCCATAAAGATAAGGTCATTGGCTGCAACAGCGTTACCGCCGGTCGATGTTGTTGTGACAACAATCTTACCAAGAGCACGGTCAACCTGAATGACCTCGTTTGTACCAGTCTTCTGGTTTCCATACGCAGTGTTCGCGATGAAAGCCAATTGCTGACCAACCTCAAAGTTAACAACGTCACCAGTGTTACCCAGAGTAATGATAATCTGGTTACCAGCAATCGCGGTAAGTGGATCACCATCGTGGCTATCTACGCCAACAAGTGAACCAACTGTTCCAATTTGACCAGAACCATCTCCGTAAACGCCGCGAGACAGTGAACGCTTGAGAGCATAACGAGCGCCACTAACTTCTACATCAAGATAATTTGCAAAAGCGCCAGCATCGCCGCGACTGCTCAAGATGGACTCAGTATCGAGCCTTGCCATGGCGAAATCGCGAACGCGGTGAACAAGATATTTTTCAACTTTGAAAGTTGAAGTGTTTGCTTGTGCAACTGCGAAGTCTTGCGACCGACGTGCGTTAGCTGCGTACTGAGCGACAACCGGATAATACGAACCAACAAAACCTTCGTATTTTGGCATTCGTGTAAAAAGACCATCGTGCTCATAAAGTGCTGTGAGCCAATTGGCGCGTCCGTAAAGTTCTTTAAGACCATCTTGCACAGCGGTCATGTCGAGTGAAACACCCGCATCGCCATAAGCTGCACCGTTGACGGTACCTGCTCCTAATTTACTGGTAGGCATATCTTATTCCTTACTGCCATTTGAGCGAATTTGCGAATTTCTGCAGTCGCTCGTGATGCGTTAAAACGCGAGGCTCTGTCGACGTAGCGGCAGCAGTCTGCGTGTTACTTAAAGTTTTAACTGATGGTGGGACTTTCTCCGTCTCACCTTCCATGGCAGCAGGGCTTGGAGCCTCGGCCTCTTTAGAGGCGTCAAACATTTGCTTCAGCGTGCGGGTGTTTGCAAACCGCGATAATTCTTCGGCGTAGTGGTCATTGACTATCTTCGCCGCTGCCTCGAAACCGAGGTCTTCTCCTCCAGTCGCATTATAATGGTTCTGGAGAACTTGGTACACCGTTTCCGCTGCACCAGCTTGTTTGACCAGTTCAAACTGGTCACCCTGATTATCTATCCAATTCTTGATATTATCAACATAAGAATTTTTAATTCCTTGAAGTCGGACAGACTCAGCCTTTTGAACTCGCTCTTCTTCTCTCGTTTTGAGATCTTGCAGCTCTTGTTTTTGCGCTTCCAGCTCACGTCGCAAAATAAGATCTTGAGGGGATTCTCCCGCCACTTCGCGCCCGACAACTTCAGCCATATCAACACCCGCCTGTTTCAGGAACTCCTGCGGGTTTTGCTTGGCAAGTTCAAGATTCTGTTTGTATTCCTGAACCTCGCGCATTTGCGCTTCAATACTTGCTTCACGTTGCTTTAGTTCTTTATCGCGTAGGTGCTGCATGCGCTCACGACGTGAAATTTCGGCAAAGCCAGAAGCATATTGATCGGCGGTCGGAGCCTCAGAGGGTGATTCGACCTCCGAGACTCCTGGTTCCGCTTGGGGGGTTTGCTCAACCGGAACTTCGTTATTATTCTCATCCATATTGATATTCCTTAGTATTGCGGTGCTGCTGGCGGTATTTCACCGCCACCTTCTGCACCCATAAGTTCAGGCGGCACTCCAGATGTAGCCGGTGGTGACCCGCCTTGTTGAGGTGGCATTTCGCCTCCCGCCATTAATTCCGGTGGCATTGCTGCACCACCTTGTGCGGCCATAGCCATTTCTTGTGCTTTAGCTTGTTCTTCCGCTGCTGCTTGCTGAATCAGGTTCACAACGTTTTCTAGATAACGACGTAGCAGATCTAAGCGGTCTTCCGGTGCACCTTGGCCCTTCGCTCGAAGATAAGCAGAGTTGACCATTTTTACAGCCAATTGCAGGTCTTCAAATGATTCCGGCGGAATGTAGTTGCCGTGCTCCAGCATTTGGTCAATGACGTACATAATGTCTTGATAATGCGACGTTGCGAGCTGCGTTAGAGCTTCAGTATCAGGGTAATCAAGTAGCATCATCGATTGCATTGGATCGATAAGACCGGCCTGCGACATCTCGACTACAGATTGAAGTTTACCCGCTGGCGTGTCTGGCAGCAGGTTAGATGGAAACTTCTTCATCACGTAGCAGTCTTTGTTTAAATCAATTTTAGACCACTTAATTTTTTGGATGTCTTTGTCGCCTGCATGGATGGCTTCAAGGTCTACACCATGTTCGAATAACTCTCGTGTAACCTCAATCATATGGTCAGCAGCATCTAGAAACATTTGCTCGTACTGACGTTGGATAGACGCAAACCGCGTGGATGCTTGAGAAGCGTATTCGCGAAGTGCGACCCCCGACTCCAGACCGGTAGGGTTCTTAGCTTGGCTTTCCAAGGTTGATACACCAGCAATTTCATAGGCCCGATTAAAGATTCGGTCCATGTGCTGCATAACTTCCGGCGCCACAGTTTGGGGTACATGGTAGATAGGAGGTTGTCCTGTATATTCGACAATGCCCCACATCTCGTTTGTGATTGTGCCACGGCTGATCTGTGAACCAGTTTGCAAAAACAATTTTGGAGTGGCTTTCTTCATGCTTTCGGAAATAGCCCGACAAATCCAATTAAGTTCAACCTGCAAGCCGGTCAGTTGAGAACAAAGTCCTTCCGCAAAGAATCCCAATAGCCTTGGGGTCCAACGTAAGAAAACAAAGGGTAGTCCACGAGTCCATGGTCCTGAAAATAAATCAGCCCCATCAACGACAATTGCGTGACATCCGTCGTCGGCACCGGGACCAGAAGGCAAATGCCATCCTTCGACGACTTCAACCATGTCAGAAGTGTTTCGGGTGTGGCTTGCTGACTCCACTCTCGGGGCATCGTCAATTTTATCGGCAGAAGCTGGGAACATACGCTTAAGGACTTCGGCGTTAATGTATTTTCTCTGAAAAATCTGGCGCGGTTCACCGTTGATTGCTTCAGTCTCATCAATAATGACTTCATTTGGAAAAACTCGTTCACAATAGATACCATTCTCATCGCCATGTATTTTCATGACGCCCATCCCCATGACAGCGGCATCACGAAAGATTTGCGGTGCAACTTCATAGAGACGTGTCTTATAAAACAGACCAGAACAGAACTTGGTCAGACGTTTAGCTTTTTGCTGCTCGCTAAAACTGCCACCATCAGTCAGAAACTGAACCTTAGGGTAGGTCATCGTAATCTTGGACGTGACCGTGTCGACCATAGATTGGCAGAGATTCATTTGGACACGATGGCTTTGCCGGTGACTTTGAACCTTTGCGTAGCCATGCAGCGATAGGTCACGCATATAAACGTTGCCGTAAAGGCGCATGTTGGTTAGCGCTTCCGCGTCACGGTCTTTCGCGTTTTCTCGCAATGCGTCAAACTTAGCGAGCATTCTAAGGTAAATGTTTTTTTTGGATTCCCACCAAAATTGCTTGTCGTAAATTCGTTCGCCGACACCCATTGATTAGCTCCCTGCCGAATAGAAGAGCATGTTTTCTTCTTCGGCTTTAAGTTGATCTGCGGTTTGAACTGCTGGCACGACTGTTGGACCGGGCACCGCATCGAAATGAAGCTCCAGAGCGCCAAATTTAAAGTGTCGAACACCCTCTGTCTTTAACAGGTCGATAATTGGTTTAAGTGTGTCTATTGAAAGTTCCATTGATCTTCCCACCAGCCCTTGCCGTCTTTAGATGAAATTGAGTCACTTTTTTTGGCCCAGTATTGGTCCAAATCGTATTCGATTCTTTCAGGAGTACCTTTGGCCGGAATGTTAGGCCGCGCTCTCCAGGCGTAGTGCCTAGCCTCTCTGAAGGCGTATAAAGTTGCATCGCTGATGTGATTGTCACAATTCGGCGCTTCTTTTTTAAAGTCCTTGCTGTAAACGAGGTGATTCCACTCTTCGATGATTGGAGAGTCTTCTTGAATAAAAAAATTACCGCAGGCGAGGTCAGAGTTTAAAAGCTCAATGGCAGCAAACTTCTCGGTCTTTTTGGCCGCGTTAATCGGAAGAGCAAATCTCGCTCGCATCTCTTCCGCAATCGCTTTCCCCATTCCCGCTGTATCGACCTGAATAGACGTAAACTTGTATTCCGCGTTTAGTTTATCGAGAATCTCAGCTACCTGAGACGGTAACAACTTAGCCTGCGCCCAACAGTCGACCAGGTACACCGCCGGTTGTTCAAGCGAGTAAGCGATAATGCTGTACGCTGTTTTATCATGAAAACCAAGGTCAACACCGCAGACGTAGTTCCAGTCAAAGTCCTGATCGAGCTGTTCGTAGAAGTTTTGTTTTGTATATTTGTAGACGAGGGAATCATCGCTTTGAACAAACCGGCCACACCACTCACGCTGATAAATAGCGCTGCTTTCAGTCATCCCAGTTTGCAACATCCGGTCTTCAAGCCATTTCTTGGTGGCGCCGGGTACTTTGTTCAAATAGGGGTTATCGTGTAGCGTCCAGTGAAATCTTTTATAGCCAAGTGTTTCATTGTGGTAAGCGTCGTAAAATAGCCCAGAGCTGCGTGGACTAGGTGTCCCAATGAGACAAATCGTTCCATCTAAATCGATACAACCCGGAGCTATCGTCTCCTGAACCAGCTCATCGAGAATACTGGTAAAGTGACCGGCCTCATCAACGATAACTAAGCGAAATTTGTTACCACGTAGTCGATCAAGGTCACCAGCATCTGAACAGCCGTGTAATTCGATTCGTGAGCCGTTATTAAAGTGGCAAATCAAATCTGTGTTCTGAAAACGCAGTTTTAGGTCGTACTTGCGAGATAATTGCTTAAGCAACAGCCAAAGAATCCGTTTTGCGGCCATTCGAGACGTTGCGAGGTAAACACAAAGGCTTTCAGGGTGCCGAAGGCATTGTTCAATTAAATACATCGCTGCTGCGGTGCTTTTGCCAGCTCGACGGCTGCAACACGCCAGCTTCAACTTGCTCTCGTCGTCCAAGAACGCGATCTGCTGGGGGAATAAATCTTCACGAAACCGAAAAGTTCGATCTGGCGTCTGTTCCGGTCCACCGAGGTCCGAAACATCGCCAAAACGCCGGGTAAACTCCCGAAGTATCGCACGTTGGTCTTCGTGCTTCTTTTTAGTGGGCTTCGACGACATTCTGCTTCGCCTTGCGACCGCGTTTCAGCTTAGGAGCAGCTTCTGAAATCGTTTCTTCACCCAAAACAATAAAACCAACAGATGTCATAGGGATTGCAACGAGATATCCGTCGTCAAAACGTGCGTGAACAAAGTCACCCCTATGTTCGAGGCTCACTTTTGACCCGTGTTTCAGGCGCATCTGGCTGCGAACTTCTTTTGCGTGTCTGTGCAAGTGGATTTCTGCGATTTGCATTCTTTCCTCCGTAGTGTCTGATTCTTTCAGCAGCAAAATGCGTGATAAAAACATCACTTCCGTCAGCGGTTTGGCATTTTGGCGCATACTCTAAGTTATGACCCTTCTTTAGGTCTTTAATTATTCTTCCCTGATGGGTGTGAAGAACCTTCTCCCCCCGTCTGTAGCCGAACGCTCGTTCTAGAATGGTAGTTGCAATTCCCATTGTGCGAAAGACAGACTTTACATGTGCCCAATGTACAATGAGTAAGCTGCGCGTTTTATTCAAAACGTCAAATTCATGACGCTTTGCACAGACATATCCGTAGATCTGATCTGTAATAGCCTGATTACATGCAACGTACGTGAACGCTGACTCTAAAAGGTTCTCCACGATAGGGCGGTGCATTTTATACAAAGAAATTTTAGATTGATTCCGGTTTTGACGCGCGTGACCGTCCAACCAGGTATCAAGTATAAATGCAGCATCGTTAATATCAGCAGGCCGGATCAGAATATTGGGAGCCGACTCTACCTCTTCGGGAATATATGGGCGCGATGTTTCCGTAGACTTATCGTCTTTCGTTAGCAAAACATCCGCCCCAAACTGTTGGCGTAGCGCCGACTTTAAATCATCCATCGTCACTGGCCTTTTCGTATGCTTCTTTAGCTCTGCGTTCAGCCATAATGCCTGCTTCTTCTTTAATTGTGCGTTGGATGCGACCATCTAACTTAAGAAATGCTTCCGAGGCTTTCTTGCGTAGCTCGGCATCGGGCAGTGCTTCGAGAGCGTTCTGATCCCGAAGATCCTTTTCAACGTTTGAAAGAGTCTGGATAGAACGCACGATAGCAGCGAAGTTCGCGCTTTGGTTCTTATCTAATCCGTATGATGTAGAGCTGATTTGTCGAAGGGTGCGAAGTTCTGAATCGATGATAAAGTAGGCGTTTGATACGAGAGAGTGAACATCTGGGACAATGCTAATTTCTCCGTCCATAGCAAGCTTGTCGTTTATCTTTATACGACGTGCTTCATGGCGCAATTCACCACGGACCTTTTCCAGGGCTTCTTCGTCACCTAGTTTTCCACCAGCACTGTGGAATTGTACCGATAGCTTTTTGCTATCACTTCGACGCGGCATGTTGTCACCTAGAACGGACCCAGGGGAAGGAAGCAACCAAACCCTGGGCCCTCGTGGTTCTACACTGGGGTAGGGTTCCCTTGTATCGCAATTCTAAGAGCTTTGGGAGAACTATTGATCTCAGATTGAGATTAATGGCTTAAGATCTGAACGTCTTCTCAAGCTCGGAAAGTAAATCATCGGAGAGTTCGAGCAATTCCGATATTAAACCAATATCACTCGCGCCCCATTCAAAGGCCCGTTTAATGCGTGCTCGCAACGCAGCTATTTTTTCAATCTGCTCTTGGGACATACTTACCCTCCAACTTTAGTTTGCCTAGGACAATCTGACCCTCAGGAGCTACCCAAAAATGAACCGGGTAACGGTAGCGTTTGTATTTAACGCCTTCCTCTTCGGCAGTCTTTCGCGTCTTCGTACTGACGACGGACTGGTACTGTTTCCAACCTGCTTCATGCATAGTTTGCGTCAGCCGGTAGGAATGTTTTTTCATTACAAAATTTGTGCAGTTCTCTTTAATTTCATCAATCGTTTCATCGGCCAGCATTGTAAGCTGCATTTCCTCTGGGAGAAGAAATAACGCCAACTGGACCTTGGCATTGCTGATGATGTCTTTCGCCCAGGAGGGGGCATCCTCGCGGTCGTTAATGATGGTTTCGGTATCTACCCATTCCTCAGGGAACTCGCCTCTCTGGATAAGGCGTTGAACGTCGTGGATGGATTCGGCGGCGGAAAATGTATTGCTATTCATATTCTATTACTTACTAGAGCCCTCTGCGTTTTTCTGACTCCTGCAACGCAATAAAAATCGCTTGGCGCATAAAACCGGACTGTGTGATCCCGACTGAGTCGGCTGCCTCTTTTATTCGAAGCAAAGTTCCGGCTGGCAGAGCTAGCGTTGTTTTTTCTGGTGTTGAGAGTTGCTTTTCTCGTTTTGAGCTTTGTTTCGTTTTGGAACCCACGGGTTACCTCCTTGATTTAGGCCTAATATTGCAGATTGCCATATCAAGGGCAAGATCAAAGGCAAATTGGGACGGAAACTCAGAGTTAGCAATACACTTGTTTGGTCACCTGGTCAAAAGGGGTGGTATACCCCCCTACATGTAGGTGTGTCAATGATTACAGGCACTTATAGAGCCCTGGGATTTTCGATCGATGGCCATCGATGGCCATCTCAAGACCCCAACACTAACGATCGGAGATAAGGACCTATAACTTTGTTTGTTTGTCCTTATATTGCGGTTCACTATATGATGTGAGAGTCTATCTGTAAGAGCCTGCAAGCTCACAAACTAAAAACAAGGGAAGCAATGCAATGAACACAAGTTATAAATTCATCTCAGATGAATCATCAAACCCTGCACTAGACTGCATCGACTTTGAACGAGGGCTTTGGAAGGTTCGCTGCTCGGGGGAGGAGTTAAGCGGCCTAGACTGCAATGATCAATGGGACCATTTTAGCTATCCAATGACCGGCACTTTATATGATGGCGAGAAGCTCCTAGCCTCCATTATGTTCAATAAAGATGATCAATCACTTTGGGTCACTTATAACAATGAAGAATGTGATGGAGCTGAAATTGTAGCGACTCAATACTTTAATCGCTTTGAATGTTCTGAATCACTCACATTGCCACGCATCACAAACAATTGGATCACATGTCAATACTTCCTCAAGTCTGATCCAATCCTACCCATGCTTAACCTATTTAGAGCAATTCAGCAGGCTGTCTATAGGGGGCAAGATGAACAAGCTCGATTGATCAAAGATGGCAAACGCCAGATAGGGGAGACAAACTGGATCCCCGGTTGCAACGGTACCGAGGTTCCTTTTAACACTCGCTGCGGTCATAAGGTCCAATGGCTATTTAATTATTTTACGGGAGAGCACCAGTATTATTGTCACGATTCCGACCTCTTTATCGAAGACCATCAGCTTAAACAGTTCGGACTAGCAAGCTGACAACTCCAACCCATCTAAACCCTTTAAAGCCTGGATCATCTCCGGGCTTTCTAGGTGTAAGGCCTGCAAGCCATAACAGAAGGAAGCAAAGCAATGACTAAGAAAGTTAAAAAGCACGGGGTCGAGTACCTCAAAGACGTTTTAAAAAGTAAGCCAGAAACAACTAAGGAGATGAGGGCACAACTCGAAAACTATATGGTTTTATGGGGTCGAACTATCGCTGGACCGGTTCCAGGTAAAAAGGCCTGGATCAATGAGTTCAATGCGGAACAAGTGAAAGCCGGATTTCCTGATCGCGGTTTTGTCTGGCTGCAAGCTCGATACCAGGAGATCAGTAATTGCCTAGTCCAGTTGGGGTTCGATCATTGCCCCGGATTAATGCCACGCAAAAAGGACGGAATCATTCGACGGTTTACGCCACGGGGTAACCTGCTTGCTGTGGTTGTAGATGCAGCCCTTAAGCCTAACGACCTGATCCATATCACTGTAGAACATGCTCTAGCCTGCGGAGCTTTAGAACCAAAGCCAGAACCAAAGAAAGGAGCTAAGTCATGAACAACGGATCACCATGGGTAATGGTAACAACTTACGGCCGTTATCATTCCTCGACTCGGTCTGATTATCGAATTGAATTAGACGACTTCGAGAACCGAGCTGACTTTTTAAGTTATTGCGCTGATCTATATTCAGACGAAGAGGATCCGGGGATCAGGTTTCTGGACTGGTCCCCATGCCTTAAGCCGTTTATTGAAGAGCACGGGATCGATCCTGCAGCGTTTGAGCTTGCAGATATGGATCAGCATGACCGACAAGTAATCGCCGCTTGGTCTTTGCACTTTGGAACTGATCACGAACTCCCACGAACTCAAGAACAGTTTGAACGGGTTTTATATGAGTTCAAGGGCATTTTTTCCACGGGTCAAGACTTCTGCAAGCATCAATGGTTTCAGGATGCCGAGGAACAAGGGATCAAGCTTGATGGGTTGCTAGGTGAACTTGCGATCGATTGGGAGGCCACCTGGAATGCAGACATGGGGCTTAAATATATCCAAGTCGAGTTCATGAGCGAACAATACTTTTTCTCCATTCTAGAACATCGAATTTTTTAAGCCCTCCCACGCAAAGCCTTACATATATCCTTTTAAGCCTCCAGCTCTCATCCTGGGGGCTTTTTAGGTGGAAGCAATCAATCTAATCGATCCAGGGCCCTGCAAGGCCTTGGATCCTATTCTGGGAGTATATCCATGTCTTTAGAACTTAGAACCTATCTCACATCTGACACCGGAAACCGTTACTACTTAACACTAGCCAAAGCCAAAAATTTAGAATCCCGCCTGGCCAGGTGCAATGTAGCTTATGAAGCCTTGCGTGCAGGCGAAACGCCCTCAGTGGAGCTTGTAAAATTTGCCCGTGAGTTAGGCCGTGAATTATTACGTCTTACAAAATATCCAAATTTTTTCTCATCTGAGGGCCAACACAAAATGGAAGCATCTAACAAGGCCTCTAAGGGGTTGCTGATGTCGTTTGTTATGCATCTAGCGCCCGCCAATAGCTCAGGTTTCCAAGTATGCCCGTGGGCGTCTATAGGCTGCATTAAGAGTTGTTTAAACCTTGCAGGCCATGGTCCTATCGTTAACGTTCAAGCTGGACGGGTGAAAAGGACCAAACTCTATTTTGAGTATCGTTCTGTTTTTTGTCTGTTGTTGTGGGATCAGCTCGATAGAATGAGCCGCCGAAAGTATAAATGTGCTATCCGTTTAAATGGTACCTCTGATCTCTCATGGGAAAGCCGGGAGCCCTGGATTTTTTCGATGTTTCCGAATCATATCTTCTATGATTACACGAAAAGTGCAGCAAGGGCCCGACGTCCGAAGCCCCACAATTATCATCTGACATTCAGCAGATCAGAGACGAACCACAAGCAAGCGCTTGATCTGCTATCGCGTGGCGTCAATGTCGCAATCGTTTTCGATTATGAAACATGGCAGCAAGTAACGACCGAGGGAACCTGGAACGGGTATCATGTGACCGATGGATCCGCCGATGACCGTAGGTTTTTAGACAAGCCAGGGGTTGTAGCCCTCAAGCCGTTGGGGCCTGCTGTACAAGATGATTCTGGGTTCGTGTTGCGTGATTCTTTGCGGATTATCGATCAAGGGGTTGCGGCATGAATTCCAAAATTTACCCGTTCCGAGTCTTTATCAATTTTACAACTTATCCCGGTAAGCATCAGGTAAAATTCCATAAGGAAATTTTTGTGAACATCGATCAAGCTCTGGAGCGTTATGCATACATTCAAAGCCGATCGCTCAAGTATTTCAATGTAGCGTTTACAATTCATCACCCTGATCTCAACCCTGATCAAGCGTGGGCTTACGTAATTAAAGCGATAGAAAACCGCGCCAAAAGGAAGCTTTAAAATGAAAAACAAAATTCAAAACATTCTACCGTCGGACGTTCTAAGCTTCGAAGCGGAAGAGCTGCAACGGGATCACCGTTCTCATAACACTTCTGATGCATATCGCGGCTATCGTGAAAGGTTCGTGTTGTTTTGTGAGTCCAAGGGCTTAGAGTTCAATTCAGTGGCTCTTATCGAGTTTTTAACGAGCTTGTATCATCAAGGTTACGCTCAAAATACCATCACCGGCTATCATGCTGGGGTCGTGGATTTTCTGCCGGAATTGCGTGGTGTGGATGAGATATCAAAAACCCTGGCAGCGATTCGCCATAGGATGGTGAACAGGCCACCGAAACAAACCAGAGCCCTGACACTTGAACAGGCTGAAAATGCTCTAGCGTGCCTAAGTGATTCAATACGAGATCACAGGGATCGTGCCTTGCTCAGTGTAGCGTGGTCTACCGCTTCCCGAGCTTCTGAGCTTCTGAGTCTAACCGTCGATAAGATTGTACGTGAAACCGGGGGCTATGTCATCTTCGTAAAACTCAAAGGAGCAGATCGACAAAGTGAGAAGTGGATCCCTGGCGCAGTGGGTGATCTGTCGGTACCGCTCACCCCGTCGACGCATCTAGCCCGTTGGCTTGAGATCTCAGGAATCACTGAGGGCCCAATCTGGCGCAAGGTTAACAAGTCAGGACGAATTGAAGATAAAGCGCTAAGTGCATCCGGTTACACTAAAATTTTTAAGCGTATCGTTCGGAATTCTGGATTGGATGAGCGCTTATTTTCACCCCATAGCACCCGAACCGGCTTCGTTACTTATGGAGCTAAAAACGGGCATGGAATTGCTGAAGTCATGGCAGTAACGGGCCATAAATCAATACAGAGCGTGAAATCATACTGGGATTCTCAGCAAATGAGAAAAATGCACCCGTTAACCGGGGAAAAATCCAGCAAATGAAAGATTTTATCACTTTTTTCGTGCTGATCTGGGCGTCATGGCTCGCCATGTTCCCGTGGATTGGCCCCTATCTAGCCGCGTGGGTCGTCTCATGGCTGGATCTTGTCGACAATCCAGACGACCTATGCAACAACAATTTAGATGCTGAATGGATTCGTAAGAATTTATAGGCAAAAGGAAGCAAGCAAAATGGAAAAATTATTTGAAACCGATTGGTTATCCGAAGATTCTGAAAACCTTTACTGTTATTTCACAGTACATGCTGCCGAGGATTTAATCGGTGGCTTGTTTGACGAAGACAACAAAGAACATGTTGAGATTCTTAAAGCGCACATTGCTGAGTTTAACGGGCCTGCATGGGTTAACGAAAAAGCTGTAAGTGAAGCTCTTGAAGTTGAACACGTTGAAAAGCTCAGCATGGGGGGCGTATGGTTCCCTGGACCCGTTGTTTTTCGTATTAATAGCGCAGCATGGCTTGAGCATTTACTAGATAAAATTCTATCACAAGCCGACCACCGAACCGGTTACACTGGGGCTGATTTCGGCGGTTCCACGACGTGGATCCTGGGGGATGAATGGTATCTTCAAGATGATGAGAACGGCCATCATGCGGTATTTCAGAGAGCTGAGGAACCGGGAGATCCTATCGAGGAAATCCGAATCATTCCCAACCCTGACCTTCTCACTTGGTTAGCTCGAGGCGGCCAGGTGGAAGAGTTAAAGCACGGACCCAATTCTGAAAATTGGACTTGTTTGACCTGTGGTGTGAACCATAACAAAGAATGCTGTGAGTGTGGCACCGAGGGTCAAGACATCTAACACAGAGCGCGCGCGTTTTATGCGTGCGATGAGAAAAGGAAGCAAATAAATGAAAACGAAATTATTTTTAGTAGCCGAGGGACTCTTGGATCAGGCGAACATGGCTATCTATGAAAACTTAATGACACCTGAGGACGTTCAAGCATATGCCGAAAACGCAATGGAAATCATTCTAAGTGATGAACATGCCGAATTAGTGATGACGACGTGTAAGAAGTGGCTTGATTCAGACGACCAAACGGCAAACAACTACTATCACGATGTCGAGCGTGTTCTTGAGTCTGATGACGTCAAAACCGAGCTTGTAATAGAAGCCGCCGAAACCGTTGCAAAGGCGACCAACATCATTCATTTGATGGAGCGTTTAAATAAGACTCAAGAGCTGGCTAATGATGTCGCTGTTAAGCTTACAGATTACGTGGACACATCAAGCCTCCCAACCTTTGGCGGTCCTGACGTATCGGAAGAGGGGATCTATAGCTGGGACGAATGCAGCCTTATGCGGCAAGTCGACGGCGTGTGGCAATGTATCGACCGGGGCGAGTATTTAATCGAGCAGGCTTACCTCGAAGATTAAGACGCATCACGGGCCAAATTCCTGACAACTAATTGATAAATTTTGAGTAGAAAAGCCCAGGTTTGATCCTGGGTTTTTTTTTGGGCTGGGGAGCTTCCCCCCCAAACCCTAGGACCGAATAGGTTCTAGACTCAGTTTTCTATTTCTTTGAACCGTATCCTATGACGTGAATTCAATTTACCCGGCGCCCCTGACCTAAAACCAAAATCAATACCTAAAACAAATTAGCTCAAGCCTTCGTTGGCTCTATAAAATTTTTGAATACCTAGTTGAGCTAAAACTCATTTTACTACTAGGTCAGGAATTCGTTTGTGTTTGCGGGGGAGTGCAGGCCTATACCTAATAACCTAATTTTTTTTAAATAAAATTATTATTATTATACTACAAGGGGTCTTTAAACCGTCCTTTAGTGGAATTTAGCCGCCCTTTGTGGAATTCAGAAACTCGTGAAAACGACCATTTTTTTATAAAAAGTACGTCAGCCTTTAGGGCACACACCCCTGAGACATTAGGTATTAGGTATTGAGAACCGACCGATAGATAAACATATAGAACCGATAGAAGACTCGTGTAAGTGCCTGGAATCATTGACTTGTCTTATTATGAACTTAAATAACTACCGTTTTTTAGTTCTGCTTTATTCCACTTTTTTCCAAAAAGAGACTTATGACTTGAGCTAAAATTGCTCATTATTCCAATGGGTTAAGAAGAAACTTCCACCTTTTTCCACTTTACTCCTTAACCTAAAAAGTCCAAAGTAAAGAGACAAACCGATAGAAACCGATAGCAAAAGTAGAAGTTAGTAGGACTATGCAGGATAAAGAAGAGATAACCGGAAAAACCGGAATAGCATTGTTTACAACATTGATCTCGTGTGGCATTGGCCGCTCGTGGTTGGTCTGAACGCTTGGCTGCAACAAGGCGTTCGGGTGAGGGAAGAGAATGGGTAAGGAAGCAAGTAAAAAAGGCAAGAACCGCCTTCTGTTCACAGAAGCGTGGTTAAAGAAGGTTAACGCCAACAAGGTCGCTACGTATAGTGACATTGGCTGTAAGGGGCTTCTTCTTCGTGTTGCTAAACCCCGCAAGGGACACACCGCAAAGTCGCGTCGCAAGTTTATTTTTAAACGGCACGTCGCAGGCTCACCTGTCGAAACAACAATCGGCAGTCACAGCGACGTGACTTTAGATCAAGCGCGGGAAACCTGCACACGTCTTCGTGCGGGAGATAAGCAAACTGATATCTCGGCAACAGTTAACACCTGGTCAAAAAATGGGGCCTTTACTGTTAAAGAAGCTATTGCCGATTACTGGGAAGATTGCGAGGCGAGGCTTTCGAGCGGAAGTTTGGCAACCTACAAGTCACAGCTAAAGCATTTTGAATATCTGCACGAGCTGCCTGTTCAAGAGGTAACTTTTGCGGTTGTTGATAAGCTGGTGGCTAAAATCTACGCATATCGTAAAAGAAACGGTGAGCCGTACGCTCAGTACGTCGTGGGGCAGATCTACAAGTTCTTCGAGCGAACGCTCGTACATGCGAAAAAGAAGACAAAAAAACTCGACCGTAATTTTGCTTGGCCGTTTGACGAAAAAGGAATCCATGGGGCCATTGTGCAGGCTGAAAGTGTTTATTCGTGGCCTGAGTTCTGGCGTCTGTGGCAGTGGAGCCCAGCTTACTGGCGCAATGCTAAACGTCTGCGACGGGGCTCTACAATGACCGCAAACGGGTTCAGATGGAAGCAACGATACACGGAAGAGAAACGTGCAATCCGTTTGCTCATGCTCACAGCGTGTCGTGCAAAAGAGATAGCCAGCTTGACGTGGGGTGAGTTCAAAGTGAATGGCGCGATGAACATGCGTTCCGGAGACATGGAACCTGCGCTTATTCTTTCGGCTAAACGGACCAAGAAGCGCAAACCATTTGTCGTGCCGCTTCATAGTGCAGCGTTGAACATTATCTCAGCGCAATACAAAGAATACGGCCCGTTTAAGCCTGGGGACCGGCTTTTTCCATCCATTCCGCATAAAACGAATTATTTATACAAAGTGGCCAAGAAAAGGGGAGGTTTTACTAATCACATCCACGACATTCGTAGGACTGTCGCAACGATGTACGCAGCCTGTGGGGGCTCTGAGTCTTTGGTCGACTCATTGTTATCTCACGGAAAAAAAACGTCTGGAAAGGCGTATAATAAATATCAATATTTTACTGAGAAATTTGAACTAACAAAATTTTATAATCAAATGTTAATGGCCGCACTAGCCCGTGGCGCAGAGCACGACGCTGATAGTTCTTTTGAAGCCGAGTGCGAGGATGAAATAAAAAATGTCATTAGTGAGCACAATAGACACAACAACAATAAACGGATCCATCAAGGAGCCCGTTTTGCTCTGCCGAGCAAAGGTAGCGAAGAGATTAGGCTTTAGCGATAAACATTTAAAAGGCCTAATTGAGAGCGGGTCATTCGTCGACGGCGTGCGGCCTTTTGGTCCTCGTCTCTACTACGTTTGGTCCGACGTAGTGGCCTGGGTGAACAATTTACAGCGTGTTTCCCCATCACCAACCTTGACTGAAAAGGTCAAAAAAGTAGCCTTAAATTCTAAAAAGTACGCGGAATATAAGTCTACCTAAGTGGAACAAAGTGCAACAAAATGCACTTTCGTGATTGCTTGCAGTCGCATCCTATTTTGAGATCTTGTCTAGAATTCGCATTGCCGCTACGGTGGTAGAGCTGAATGCTTGATGGGAAAGAGAGACGCCAGCTCTGCAAAGCTGACGCCTCAAGGAAGCAAGCAATCACACCATTTCTGGGGATAACTTGTTTAGCAGTAGCGGATTTACCCCAAGAAATTAAAGTTCACAAGAACTCGACCAAGTTTTCAGGTCGAATTTGCTCAGAAACTTCGTGGTTATTCTGAGCGCTGGGGGAAATCTTGCTAACCAACCGTAACTATTCCGGTTTTTCCGGAAACTCATGTTTGTTCCATCATAGAGCAATTCAATATTGGGACAATAATTATCGAACAATTATGCCAGCAGACGGCAAAGCCATTTATTTGAAGGGTTGGCCGCTGCGTGGTGAGATGCCTGCGAGCCGGGAAGAAGTCGAGCAGGGCGTGGCCTATTATCAGCGCCACAATTTGGCTCTTGTCTATGGTCCTGCGTGTCCTGTCGTTACTATCGACATCGACTCAAAGGAACATGCCGTTGACCTAGAAACCCTCACGGTTGAAGCGCTCGGCGCCACACCTCTCGTGAGTATTGGCAACTATCCAAAGCGCAAATTGCTTTATCGGAAAGCCCCAGGATTTAATTACCCCACAAAACGGTTCCAACCGTGGATGGAAGTTTTTTCGTCAAAGGGCCAGACAATCCTTGAGGGCATCCATCCCAGCACAAGCAAACCTTATACTTGGGTCAGTCAATCCCCCGCAGACACGCCTGTCTCTGAGCTTCCACAGGTAACGACACGCCAGCTCAACATCCTTGAGGAAGCATTCTACGGATGGCTTCGTGAAAAGAATATTGTGGAAGTCGAAAAGCCGGGTGTTAACGGTCTGCGTAACTTTCATCATACCTCATGGAAGTCAGACGAATTAACAGCGATGCGTGCTGAACGCTCGTTCTGCAATACCCCCCAAGAGTTTCGAGCGTGCGTTATCCGTCATTTAAAAAAAATGAGGCCAGGAACTCGGCACCAAATCATGACGGTCACGGTCAACGCGATGGTTAACAGAGGCTGGGGTGATGAACATATCATGTCTGTGCTCGGCAAATATTACATTCAAAAATTTGGAGACGACCGCAGCCTGCGTACCAACAAGGTCGTTAAAGCAATCACTTCCGCCAGACGACGACGAGGTTTGAGATGTCAAACACAATGCAGCTAGCACCACCACCAATGAGCCTTGATAAGCCGCTGATGCAGTCAGGAAAATATCAGCTATTCAACACGGGTGAGCCTAAGAAGCTTAAACTGCGAGTTGAACGGACAGACGAAGCTGCCTTCTGGTTTGAGGTGGCTGATTGTCCTGTTTACATCACTGCTCGTGTTTTTGACGCAGACACTGGAGCCCGTGGGTGCCTTCTGGAGTTCACTCACGTCAACACAGGTGAAGATAAAACTGAAATTATCTGGGATGCAGAGCTGAGTTCTGCGTCGACTGCGCCAGTGCTTGAAAAGCTAGCACGACAAGGCCTAACCATCTTTAAAGAAGTGCTGGCTAAAAACGTCACAACTCGCAGTGTGTTTCTTAAGTGGGTGATGAACGCTAGGCCTGAGACGACTATCTCAATTCATTCAAAGTCTGGATGGTCAGAAGATGGTGAGCACTACGTGTTGGCCTCTGAAATTTTTCCGCCAGAGAATCAAATCAGTGTGCTTGAAAATGAGCAATCCTTTTTGAGCAAGGTGAAGCCAGACTTAGAAAAATGGAATGACTTACTTCCGCACATTAATGAACAACCGATGTGGATGTTCTCAGCACAGCTCGCTTTTGCTGGACCTCTGCTCTTAAAGGTCAACATACCTCAGTCATCCTTAGGTGGCTTCGTGTTCCACGGTGGTAGTGGCACCGGTAAAACTTACTGCAACATGATTGGTCAAGCCGTGTTCGGTTCAGAATCAATTCAGTTCAACGCAACTAGAACTGGGCTGGCTGACGTAGCTTTGGCTCACAATGACCGAACCTTGTTTTTAGATGAGCTTCACCAAGCTGGCCCAATGGGACGCAGTGAGAGTTCAGGTTCGGCTCAGATTGGCCAGGTGATATATGACCTCGCTAACGGAACCGGCAGGATTCGTCGTATTGATGCAAAGAAACTCGAAAAACCAAAGCACTGGAAAGTGGTTTGGCTAGGCACTGGAGAGATTAGCAGTGCTGACTACATTCGCCCCGCGTTTGGTGAGTCAAAGGAGGGACAGCGTATTCGGGCTGCTGATATCCCTGCTGACCACCCTTTGATTCACGTAAACCTAGGCACCAAAAAAGGTCGTGAGATATGCGGGGCAATCCAAGATCTAGCACCAAAATGCGGCGGCGCTGCCGGTAGAAAATTTGTTCAATGGTTGAGCGATTTATCGCCGGACAACTTGAAAACAATGCGTAAGGATTTCGACGAGATATACGAAACGCATTTTGAGCCATTGGCTATGACCGGCACGCAAACAAGACTTGCCGAGCGTTGTGCTCTGGTTGCCTATGCCGGGAGATTAGCCGCCGAGTTAGAGCTGTTGAAGTTTAACCACATAGGTGGCTGGCTTGAAGCACCGCTTAACGTCTTTAGAGTTTGGCAAGAGGAAGTAGGCGGTGAAGCTCTAGACGACGTGCAGCGTTGTGCCCAGCATTTGGTGTCGTGGGCTGATAGTGTTCGAGGCGAACAGCTTATTCCTTTGACTTCACTTCCTGTCTCAATTGACGACAACAAAAAAACTATGAAGATGGCGTACAGCACACCGCAGAACGCATCGTTTCGGAAGTTTGCAGGATTTGTTGAGGACAATGACTCTGAGGACAGGGACTGTATCTACATTATACCTGGAGTGTTTCGGGAGCTGTGCGGTGCATTTGGCGGAGCGCCAAGCGTGTGCCGACGATTAAAGGAAGAGAACGTTCTCATTACAAACTCTGGCAGTAATTCAAATCAATTCCAGCTCAACGAAGTCAGAGAATTCGAAACGTTAATTAAACGCGTTAACCACCCAGATGAACACCTCGCAAAACTCGGCAAAATCGTTTGGCGTCATCGGAGCAAGCTTTACAAGCTGGACCTCGATGCGCTGGAAACTTTTGCCACAAAAAAGAAAGAAGGAAAAAATGGCTGAAGAACTAGCATTAGAACTCCTCTGCGTCATGAAGACGGAGAAAACTCGTGAAAGAAAACTCGCAGCGCAAGAAGAAGCTATACTGTGTGAACGCATTTTAAAACATCCGGACTTTGCAGGTTTTATAAAAGAAGAGGGCTCCACCTCAATGCGGTTTGGGAATTTCAAGGTAACAAGCAACGCTAAATGGGGCCGTACTGTCGTTGAGTCAGAGCTGAAAGAAATTGAAGCGGATATCCCAGAGGGCTTGAACCCTTTCAAACGCAAAGTAGTTGTCGACCAAGCCCTGTTGAGCAAATTGCGAGACGCAAACCCGAAGCTCTACAAGCACTGCTGTCGTGCCATCCTCGAGAAGAAACACAAGACCGGCGTCACGGTTACGGAGGTTGAATAATGCCTCTGCAATTAACAACAACTTCAGGCCTGCAATCAAACGTCGGCGTTAACGCAGCGTTATGCGGTGGCCCAAATATTGGTAAGACTGTTGCTCTGCGTACTCTACCTGGTCGTTCACTAATAGTCGATCTGGAAGGAGGGCAACTATCTAACGCCGCATACGATTTGCCTGCCGTTAAGGTACAAACGTGGGATGAAGCCAACGAGCTTTACGACCGCCTTGTTTCCGATCCGCAGTTTATGCAGTTTGAGTCAATTGGGATTGATTCACTCAGTGAGCTTGCCGAGATTAAGCTGGCAGAAGAAATGCCACATCACAAGAATAGCATGAAAGCTTACGGTAAGATGGGCGAAGCTGTCACAGAGTGGGTTAAGAAACTTTTGCGTTTGCCGCAGAACGTCATCTTTACTTGCAAGTATGGCATGGACCGAAACACCGGTCTTTATGGGCCGCTTTTCCCCGGCTTTCTTTTAAACCAAAATCTATTCTACTGGCTTGATGAAGTTCTCATTATGCGATTCGCAATGAATGCTGAAGGCCAGCAGCAACGAGTCATACAGTGTCAAAGCTGTCCAGAACACGAGGCCGGTGACCGGTCTGGTAAACTAGATCTTTTTGAAAACCCTAATCTCGGGGCCATCATCGCTAAGATTAAAAACCATGGAGTTAATGAACAATGATTGGATTTCAACCTAAAACAGCACCTAAACCAGTTCTCGGAGCACCACCGACTGGACGATACACCGCAGTCATCACGGAAATTACTGGTTCTCGCGCTTCAACCGGAACCTGTGACCGTATTCAAATTAAACTTGAGATTACTGACGGTGACTACAAAGGTAAGAATCTTTGGTTTAACCAAAATATCAATTTTGACCCAGCCCTGCTTGATCCAAATTTACCGACTTATAAAGAGACGATGGTCAACGCCAAAAAGATTAGCGAAGAACAGATGGGCGGGTTGCTCTACGCTCTCCGAATGCCTCAAGGCTGGACCGCGCAGACTTATAAAACTGCATACAACCGGCCTGTCTTGGTTGACTATGCGGTTTACACAAAGAACGATAAGACGCAGAAAAAGTTTAACTTTGACCAAGTCGTACCTGCTCAAGTTGCTGCAATGCCTACACCTCAACAGACGCTGCCTCCACAGCAAGCAGCTATGCCGCAACCAACACAACCTGCTGTGAATAATAATACTGCATTTGAATGGGAAGCTCCGGCCCCTCGCGCCTAATGCAGATGGGCATTGCCGTGCCCGTGTCCCGCATCCAATCGTTATCCTGTGTAAAATACTCCCAGGGTGCGGGGCACAATCGGCGAATAGAGATTCAATATGAATAATCCGCTGCTTGATGAAAACGATACGACCGCAAATTGGGTCGACCAATCCATGGAAAGAAACACACCTCCAGAAGATGGCTGGCGTGGGCATGGTGGGTTTTCAGCGTTGGGTGCCGAGTGTTTGATGCAACTGTGGTTGGATATGCACTGGGCCTCAACGCACCAGCATCCGGCGATGCTTCTTCGCAAATTTGATAGAGGTCATTGGGATGAGGAACGCCTTAAAGGTTACCTAAAAAAAGCAGGGTTTACAGTTCTCGACACAGATCCAAAGACCGGCAAGCAAATCCGCTTTAGTGTCCCAGGATGCGACTTCCTCTCAGGCTCTATCGATGGTGCAATTAAAGGCATTCCAGAACTACCTGATGACGTGTGGGCATTGTGGGAATGCAAAAGCATGGGGCCTTCGACATTCAAGCAGCTTAAAAAAAACGGTTTAGAAAAAGCCAACTGGAAATACTGGACGCAATGTCATTTGTACATGCACCATTCAGGGGGGCTCAAGTGGTGTTGCTTTATGGCGATCAACTGCGACACGCAGGAGCTTTACGTTGAAATTTTTGAGTTAGACTCTGACATAGCCATCTCTGCAGTGGATACCGGAAAGCGTATTCTTGAACGGTGGGACGTGCCGCCACCCAAAGTTGCACAAAACGAAGCGTTCTTTCTTTGCAGAAACTTTTGTTCACACAAAGCCGTGTGCCATCGCGGTGAGCCCTACGCTGTGAACTGCCGAACGTGCAAATTTATGAAGCCTGA